GGTTCCCGTCCTGAATCGAATAATAGATCGTATTGCTGAGTATGACGAAGGCATTGATCTGACCGTTGTCCTGGACCTGCATCCCGCGATAGGCATTTCCGAGAAAGCTATGCTCGTAGATGCTCGATGCTCCGGTCACTGCAACGAGGCCGTTGGTAAAGACGCATGTGTTGGCATCACCGCCAACCGTTTCGATGCCGTTGTCGAAACATTGGGTGATGAAGAAATTGGAGATCAGGCATTTGTCCGCGAGATTGGTCGGGCCATTGCCGCTGATATAAAGCCCGTTACCGTCCGCGCCGTTGATCGTGAAATTGTCGAGCGCTACCTCAACGTAAAGCGCAATCGCCGGCCGGTGGTTGACCGTCGCCGCCGGAAGCTGGCCATTGCCAACCTGGATGTTGATCCTGGATATGAACGATCCGACCGCGCCGCCATAGGGTTGACTGCCGGACAATGTCACATCGCCTTGCGGCGTGACCGTCGCATTGCCGGGAACGACGACCAGGCCAGCGTAGCCCGAGGGGAAGCACCATGTCGCAGGCAGCGCAACGTTGCTGACGCCATAGCCGGCAGGGCCGGACCAGTTCGCCTGATAGTCCTTGACGACAACCGCTTGCCCGAACCAGTGCGGCCCGACCGAGATCATGCCACGTCGGCCGAGCTGCAGCGCCGCGGCAACATAGGGCGAGCTGTCGTTGGCAACCATGACGCGCGACGAAACAGTCTGCGGATTGTTGACCGTCCAACTTGTTCCAGAGCCAGCGGTGATGACCGTGCCGGCCGAGACAGCGCCCGTGCCGCCCGCCGCGGTGAGCGTCATGCCGATCGCCATCGCGCCGCTTTGCGTCGCGGAGATCGTCAGCGTCGCCCCGCTTATGACGCCCGTTCCGATCCAGCCTGTCGTGCGCGCGCCGAGCATCTCGAAGGTGAGTTGCTGGGACAGCGACAGCGACAGCCGCACGCCGTCGCCGGTGACCTGGTCGCCCGGCAGGGCCGCACCTGGGTTGCGCCAGTACCAGGCCTCGCCGCCGTCGCCGACCGCATAGAAGCCCTCGGTGCGGAACGCATTGAAACTGGCCGGCGTGCCGGTGGCGAGGTTGAGCAGGTGGATGTCCTTGCCCAGCCCGATCGACATGGCATTGCCGCCGGGCGCACCGGAGGCTCCCTTGAAATCCTCTATCGGTATGAACTCGAGATTGCCGTCTTCGTCGAAGCCGATCAGCGTGTCGGTCGGGCCGACGCCACCGCCGTCAAGAACCGGGACATTATAGTCCTTGCGGGCCATCCGGCCGCCATAATGATATTCGAGGTCGTAATAGCTCGGGCTAGCGTTGAACACGACCGAGCCGAACACGTCGGTCTGCAGCGGGTTGGCCATCGCCTGGCCGTCGTCATTGGTCAGCGAGGCCGTGTCGTCGGTTCCGTTGGCCAGGACGCTGACATAAGCGCCCTCGATCGGCGCCTGGGTAAGCGCATCCCGCAGGGTGTCGGAATAACGCGCCATCTACTGGCTCACCTCGCTGTCGGAGATGTCGGTGATGAAGAACGGCCCGCGCCAGCGCGACCAGCGGTTGCCCTTGCCGCGCACCGTCCCGCGGCCCAGCTGCATCTGCGGGATGGCGGTACATTTCACCAGAAAGTTCGAGCAGGCGCGCTTTTGCGTGTCGGAAAGCGCCAGCGCCTTGCCGATGGTTGGTGCCAGCAATTGCGCGAGATAGACCGAGGCGCCAAGCACGTCCTGGGCGGCCAGCCCGCTTTCCTCCTCCGGGTTGCCGTCGCCGGTCACCGGGAAGTTATAGCCGCTGGCGTCGCCCAACACCGCCATCTGGTCGTTGAGCAGCTGCAGCCCCTGGGTATATTCCTCCGGGCTCAATTCGAACTCGGTGGTCGATTGCCCGCAGTAACCGAACGCGCGCTTGATGATCTCGCGTTTCAGGGGCCCGCCATAGATCGCGATTTCCGTCATGGGACGCCCCCTCTGGCCTTGAGGTACGCAAGCAGGGACGTCGCATTGCCCGCCGACAACGGGGCGGTAATGCCGATCCAGTTGATCTTGCCACCCCAGTAGTTGGCGCTGCTCCAGCTGCCGATGGTGAACGGCGTGACGTCCGCGGACAAGCTGCTGGCCCCGCTGGTCTCAGCGCCACCGTCAACGCTGATGAAAACGGTGGTGGCGGTAAGCCTGAGCCTCGTCACATGGACGCCGCTGTAGTTTACGCTGGCGTCATTGGCCCCGCTGCTTCGCGAGCCGCCGGCCCGGTTCACACCCGCGTTCACGGAACGATAGGTGCCGAGGACATTCGCGCCGCCATAGGCACAAAGGAAGCGAAGCGTGGTGTCGGCAGGAGCCACGTCCTGGCTGACCAAAGCCCACATCTCCATCGCCGTCGTGCCCGATGGATAGGGGTGATTGCTCGCGCCGAGCTCGTCGTCGATGCTGTCGAAAGTAATCGCCGGCCGGTTGTTAAGGCTGGTTGCAGACCAGACAGGTCGCTTGCCCGCGGTCGCCTGGGTGGGCTGGTAATTGGTGATTGGATCGGTCCAGGTCGTCACCGCGCCGGGCGTCTGCGGGACCGACGCCCCGTTCTCGGCGTCGTAATAGCCGAGCAGGGCGGCGCCGAGATCGATCGGCAACCAGGCGGTGCGGCGTGCGAGCAGCAGCTTGAAGTCCTGCATCTGGCTCATCAGCCAAACGCCACGATCCCGGTCGCCGTGGTGTTGGTCGCCATCACCTGCCCGGAATTAAACGGCACATATTCGCCGGCCGTCACCGGGATCGTTACCGCCGAAGCGTCCGCCGAGCCCTTGAGCGCGAGGTTGCCGGCAACCCCGACGCGAAGATACTGCGCCGACACCACCGCGGTATCGCTCGGCGTAATCGCGCGGACTCTGGCGATAGATCCGCTAACAGGGTAGGTTTCCGCCATCCTAGATCCTTACCTCGGCCTTCGGAGATCCCCGGGTGCGAGGTGGCGGGGGAGGCCAGATCATGTGCTGCCCCGCACCCGAAGCTGTTTAAGCCGGCGGCGTGACCGGCGCGACGACGTCGCGGTTGACCGGGTTGGTGTAGTTCGGCCCGGCCGAGGTCACCTCATAGGGCGTCGCGATCTTCAGCCGGTCGCACAGCACCTTGACGATGTCCGTCCGGTTCTTGCCCGAGCGCTCGGTCTCCAGCAGCCCGGCAATCTGGCCCTCGGTCAGCGGCGTCGCGTTGGGGTCGTCGGTGCCGTCCGGCAGCTTGCCGTCGAGGCTATTGGCCAGCACCTCGGGCGGCTCTTCGAGCAGATAGGCCAGGTTCATCACATCGGCCGACACCTCGATCCGCTGCACCTCGGGCTCGGACGCCAACGGGTCCGGCCGCGCGGGCGTTTCCACCACATAGACCGGCACCGGGGCGGCTGGCCGGTCTCCCGCCGGAGGCTTCGGCGAGATGCCCGGCGCATCGCCTGTCGGGGTCGCAGCTGCTTTCTGGTGCGTCTTGTCGTCGTCGTGCTTGGTCTCGTGCTTGGCGTCATCGTCGCGCTTGGTGTCGGCCATTTCAGTTGCTCCGTGCGTGGTCAGAGAAGATCCACATAAGTTGTTGCTATGTCTGGGAAAACATCTCCACCCCCGCCATCTCCGGCTGAAGCAAAACGAGACCAAAAAACACGTCCCAGCGATATTTGGTCGACAAATCGTTGATCGCGCCCTGGCGGGCCATGGTGACGGTAATGCCGGACTCGGTCGTCGCGGACATGATCGCCATGCCGCTATCGCCGGCGGGCTCGTATTTGCCCGGGATGATCTCGAAGCAGTCGTCCTGCCAGAACGGGTTGACCGGGGCGGCCACCGTATTGAGGAAGGTGATGACCGCGCCATTGATCGGCGTGCCGACGCAGTTCTGGTATTGCAGCTCCGGGTCGGTAGCACCCGAGCCCGAGATGATCGGCGGGCTGATCTTGATCGTGCCAGAACCGCCCGCGCCGGTGACGATCGCGGCAACCCGGAAGGTCTTGAGCGAGCCGGTATCGGCCTTGGTGATGTGGTGCGCCTCGTTGACCCCGGCGATGGTGAACGCATCGCCGACCTTCACCGTGCCGCTGGTGACGGCAATGGTTATCGTCTGGTAGCGGTTGTCGACGTTGTGCCGCCCGCCATTGGCGTCGACCGTGGTCGAGACCGGCGTGTAGAACAGCGGGGTGGCGTTGGTGATCGAGACGGTCACCCCGGCCGCCGCGGTCAGGCGATAGGCATAGTCCAGCTTATAGGTGTCGAAGCCGGCGACGTTGCCGATATAGGCCTTCTCGTAAGCCGTCAGGACCTTGCCCTGGACGGTCTGGCGCTGGGCGAGGTTCGACGCCATGCTGTTGTAATCGGCCGACGAATAGAACGCCTTGCGGTCGTTCATCGAGACCCCGACGCGGTTCAGCGCGGTATCGATCGCGGCAACGTCGTCGAACCCGGCCGCCGCCGCCGTGCGCTTGACGAAGACCGTGCCCTCGAGTGCTGCCTTGTTCGAGCAGTCGACGTTGATGTCGGAAGCGAGGCGCTGGAGCGCGGCCTGCCCGAGGCGCTCTTCCTGGAGCATGTCGCGCAGTTCGATCGCGGTCAGCGTCAGCGGCACGGCGTGGCTGAGATTGATCGACGCCGGCACCGACAGCTGGGCGTATGACCGCGCGAAGTTCGATGTCTGGTCGAGCCCGGTGTAGGACTGGGCGATATAGGGCTGCGGCCGCCAGAAGGTGTCGCCCGCCCGCGCGGCCATGACCGGGTCGACGTTGTTCTTGCGGAACGCCTTGGAGATGACCAGCGCATCCTCGAAGCCGGCAAGGGCTTGATCAAAGGCAACGATCTCTGCGCGAGAAAATTGGTTGGGCACGTCGGGCTCCTGCGGATCGAGGTCAACGGAATCTCGCGTTCCACGCGGTTCGACGTCTGACCTCTGCACTTCCGGTGGCAGGAACCGATTTGACGTAGCCCGATCATGCCATAGCTTGCGGGCTCCCGCAACGGGCGCTAATCACTGGCAATGAATGGCCAACAGTTTCTCGGCGCGGTCTACATGGCGACTTGCCGCACCAACGGAAAAATCTACATCGGCAAATCCATTCACGGCATGGAATGGCGGCGCAAAACCCACCAGCGCTACGCCAGAAGCGGCACCGTCATCTTCCTCCACGCCCTGAAGAAATACGGTCGTGACGGCTTTGACTGGTGCGAATTGTACCTCAGCGACGACGACCGCGCGCTGATGGAGGCAGAGACCGTACTGGTCGCCGATTATCTGGCCGCAGGGTTCACCCTCTACAACATGACCGATGGCGGGGACGGTGCTGCTGGCCGCAAGGCGACCGCCAAGATGCTGGCGGCAATAACCGGCCCACGATCAGAAGAGCATAAGGCAAGAATGCGGGCTGCGCAAACTCCTGAGGTTCTGCGCAGGAAAGCTGAAATCATGCGAAATCGTGTTGTCAGCGAGGACACGAAGCGGAAGCAGTCCGCCCAGCGAATTGGCAAAAAGCTCAGCCCCTCGCACTGCGCAAACATCGGAAAAGGCAGAACTGGCCTCAAACTGCCACCATGGACAGACGAGCGGCGCGCTAAATACAAAGCCGCATGGGCTGCCAGAATGGCGGCTGGCCTTGGTCCCTCAGAAGAAACGACCCGAAAACGATCAGAGTCCGGGAAACGCCGGTCTATGTCACCGGAGGCGCGCGCCGCTTTGGCCGAAAGAGGCCGGCTGGGCGCCGCTGTTCGCTGGAAACGCGCCTAAGCCGCGCGCGTCCTCTCCCGCTCACGCTTCGCCTTCAGGAACGCCATCAGCGCAACGTCCGCGCCGGGCTTGCCGTCGTCGACCGCCTTTTCCAGCCTGGCCCGCTGCTTGTCGTCGGGGACGGTGCTGAGCGGGGCCGAGCCGCGCAGGATCTCTTCGGCCTTCGCGCCGCTCTTTCGTTTCGCAACCATCTTCACGCCTTTCGATAGATCCCACAGGTCGAACAGCGCCTGCACGGGATCGGCTTTCGCCGCGGTGGTGATCTTCTCCAGCAGCGCCGGATGGGCATGGAGCGCCTTGACCAGTGCCGGCGCGCGCTCGCCGAAGTACATCGGGATGGCGTTGCCGATCACCGGCGGCAAAGCCGAGCCGACCGCTTCCTCGGCCTCCTGGTAGCCCGGCACGCCGAGCTTGGCGGCATTGGCCCGCATTACCGCCAGCGAGGTATCGAACCGCTCCCGCGTCCGCTGCTCGGCGGCTTGCGCCTCGGCCCGGCGATTGTCGATCGCCTGCCGCCTGGCGTCCCATTCGGACTTCCTGGCATCGTAGACATCGGTATCGCCGTCGCAGTCCTCCCACAGGTCGGGCTTGGGCCCGAGTTCCTCGACCGCGGCGGTCTTCTGCTGGCTTTCCAGTTCCTTGACCCGCCGCGCCAGTTCGCGCTCGCGATGGCGCAGCGAGCGGATGACCGGGGTCTCCTCGACCGGCGGCTCCTCCAGCCCCTCGACCTCGACGACCATCTCGTCGTCGTCGTTGTCGCCCGGCGTGTCCTCGCCGTCCTCGCCTTCGGGCGCCGGCTCTGGCTCGTCGGGTTCGTCGTCCAGTTCGACCTCGACCTGCTTGTCATCGTCGTCTTCGTCGTCCGTCATGCCTGCTTCTCCCCGGCCTTGGCCTCGGGCTTGGCGGGCGGCGCCGCGGCTGCGGTTGCCGCCGCCCCGATCGGCAGGACCGCCGGCTCGGGCGTCGCGCAAGCCTCTGCCGGGCTGTCCTTCCAACCGTCGTCGATCGCCGCCTTCTCGGCCGCCTCGTCCTCGATGCGCTGCACGTCGCAGAGGTATTTGTTCTCGATCTTCAAGGGCTTGTCGGCGAGCATATGGCCCTGGCCGGTGCCGGCCTTAAACATCAGTTTGGGAAATTCGGTCATGCCGTCCCCGCTGGTATCTGTTCGGCCAATGGTTGCTGCTGCGCCTGCTGCTGTAGATGCTCGGCCAGGGCCTGATGCTCGGCGAGCTGCTGCCGGCGATGCTCGGCGAGGATGTCTGCACCGGTCTTGACCCGCTTGACGCCCGCGTCATGGGTCTTGATCGCCATGTCATGCTGCAGGTGATCGGCCCTGGCGACGTTGAGCCGGGCGCTCGCCAGCTTGGAGATCGTCTCGACCGGCGTCTCGGGTGGCTTCTGAAGACCCGTCGGCACTGCCGGCGCGGCGTCGGGGCCGCCCAGTGCCTCGGCCTGCGCCCCCTTCAGATGCGCCGCCGCCAGCTTGTCGACCGACGACGCCTTGTTGAGTTCGGCCTGCGACTGGGCCTGCGCCGCGGTCGCCATCAGCGCCTGGTCGGCCGGGCTCGGCTGCTGCTGGCCCTGTGCCGCCTGCGCTTGCGCGATCTGCTGGGCTTCCTCGGGCGTCGGCTTGACCACGCCCAATGCGATCAGCTTGTTGCGCGCCCAGGTCTGCAGCTCGTCCTGGCCCTCGCCGTCCATGTTCATCGTCGCGGTCAGCAGCGATGCCTGCGCCAGGTCCATCGCCTGCGCCTGGGTCGCCACCGCGGCCAGTTCCATGCTCTGGCGCACGGTCTTCTGGCGCTTGGTCGCGGTCGATTCCTGGACGCTCGAGACGACCTTGTAGGCGCCCTGGCTGAGGTCGTTGCGGATCTTGTAGACGTTATTCGCGTCAAGATGGGGCTCGGCAATCGTCGCGGTGGAATCCTTGCCGTCGGCGGTCAGCGTCGCGATCTTGCGGCCCGGCTCGTAATAGGCCTCGCGCGCCTTGCCCTTGTAGACCTCGCCCTCCCACTGGATCGTAAGCCGCATGTTGTCGAGGTAGATGCCCGACTTGGCGTCGACCCGGGCGGCGGCGATGTCCATCGCATCGGCCGAAATGTTCGACTTGACCTGGTCGGCGTTGTCGTCCTGGTCGGTCAGGTCGGCGCTGGCGATCTGCAGCAGCCCGACCGTTGCCGGCGGCACCTGCGGCGGTTCGATCTTGCCGATCGGGCCTGCCTGGGCGATCGATCCATCGGGATTCCGCAGCACCTTTAGCAGCCGCAGCGGCGTGCGGTCGATGTTGCCCCTGGCCCATTGCTCGAGGATCACCTCATCGACCTGGTCGGGGTCGACGATCGGCACGTCGAACGGGCTGAGCGACTGGGTCTCGACGACCTTGCCGATGCTCGCGTTGTAAATCCGCTGGCTGTCCATCCGCTTGGCGACATGGCCGCGCCAGCGGATCATATTGTCGACGAACTCGAACCGCCCGTAATAGGGGATCACCGGGATCTTCTGGCCCAGGATAAAGCCGCAGTCCTTGAGCACCTTGGTGCCGTTCAGGACGTATTTATGGACCCGGCGGCGATCGACCTTCTTGCCCTTCGACTTCCAGCCCAGCGCGCGCAGTTCCTTGATCGCCGCACCGTCGATCTCGCTGTCGTAGTAACGCTGGGTCTCGCCGCTGATCCCCTGGGTGAAGGTGATGAGCTTGTCGGCGATATGCTCGACCTCGTAATATTCCGCGGTCTTGACGAGATCGGGCGTGTACCAGTCCCAGGCGTATTGCCAGCCGACCAGCGGCCAGGCGGCCAAGTTCTCGGCCCCCCATTTCTCCTCGGCCAGGATGCGCGGGTCGGCGGAGAGGACGAACGCCCATTCGGCATCGGCATGGTTGTAGAGCACGCTGGCGCCGTCGAAGTAGACGCTCTGGTCGGCATCGACGATGATCCGCGCCGGATTAACCCGCAGATTCTCGTTCTCGGGATCGTCGGGGTCTTCATGGTCCTCGGTCGCGCGATAGGCGCCGAAGCCGCCGCGGATGCCCTCCTTGAAGGCGTTGTCGCGAGCGAGATCCGAGCCGAAGAAGGCGTTGTCGGCACGATAGCAGCCGTCCAGCGTGTCGGCGGTCTCGTCATCGGCGATGTCGTCGGCCGGCAGGAAGTCGACCGTCAGCCGGTTCTCGCGGTAGTCGGTCTCGATCTTCTCCAATGACTTGGTGATCTTGTCGACCTCGGGGCGGGGCGTGTTCTCGAACTGCTCGAGCCACGGCCCCTCCCATTGCGCCCCGGAGATGGTGACGAAGCGGCGGGCCTCGAGCGATTGCGCGCGGAGCTCGCGCTGCGGCACGGCGACGGTGTCGAACCGGCGCATGGCGCGCTCGTGGACGCTCTCCAGGTCGTGCTTGTTGGTGCCGTGCTCGAAGTCGTTGGTCTCGGATTCGGGCAGGGGCTCGAGGTCAGTCGCCATCGGCTATTTCCTCAACCGCTTGCGGCGGTCGATCCATTCCTTGACGGTCTCGCCAGGGTAATGGTCGTCCCTGACCAGGCGGCCGAGCGCTGACTTCGACAAGCGCTTGAACTCGCGGGCGTAAATCTGGCAGACCCGGCCGCCGCTCAGCCCATAGCGTGCGGCCAGCGAGGCATAGGTCTCGCCGGTGCGCCAGCGATCCTCGAAGATCGCGATGTTACGGCGCGCGTCTTCAGCCCGGTCGTCGGCCATTCCAAGCCCTTCTGAGACGTTTTCAGCGCCGGGTGGTGTCGGTAGCCACTCGAGCCCGGGATCGCGCTCAGCGGGGCTTGTGGGGGCAATACGGGGCATTTCAGCCATCATCGCCCCCTCGCAGCGAACGCGGAGGCCATAGAGGGCACGTTGAGCGACACCACGTTCTGCTTGTTGGCCGCGGTCGCCCGGCGAGCGCCCTCGCAGGCATAGCGCAAGCTGTCGATCAGGTGGTTGTCCTTGTCCTCGAGCAGCGGCAGGACGTCGCCGGTCAGGCTGTCGGTCTTCCATGAAAAATGTGTGAGTTCGTCGATGGTTCGCGTGCAGCGCGGGTGGACGACGATGTCGAACGACTTGAGGAACTCGACGCCTTCCTCGACCGACCGCGCGCCCTTGATCGCCGGGCGGATCTGCGGGAAGCCGTGGTTGCGCAGGTAGCTGATCGTCTCGGGTCGCGAGCTGTCGGCGGTGGTCCACCATTTCTCGCTGTCCGGCACGCTGAGAAACAGCTGCGGCAGGTTGTTGATCTCGACCTGGAGCCCCCAGGCCTCGTAGTCGACGAACAGCTGCGTTCCGTCGATCCAGCAGCGGACCAGGCAGGACGGGTCGATCGAGAAGCCGAAGTCGGCGCCCTGGCGATATTCGACGTTGCGCGGGCTGTCGAACGCCTCGACGCGCCAGTTGCGGAAGACGCGCGCCTCGCTGTTCTGACGATAGCGGCCGAGCCAGACGTGGTTGTATTTGTCGATGTCGCGGCTGAGGTCGTAGTCCATGTCGGCCCGCAGCACGTCGGGAAACCATGGGTTGTTGGTGTGGTTGACCTCGACCACCATTGAGTCCGGCGGGCGCGTCTCGCTGCGAAACATCTTGTCGATCGGGTCGGTCGGCAGGTCGGGGTTCCACGTGAACCATAGCTCGCTGTCGGCGGCGCGGATGGTTGGGACCAGCGTTTCGAGCGATGACTGGCTGATCGTCTGGGCTTCCTCGACCCATGCGATCGTCACGCCTTCCAGCGACTTGATGCTGGCGGCATTGCCGCGCAGGCCAGCGAAGATGAACAGGCTGCCGTTCGCGCCGCGGATCTCCTGTTCGGTGGAGGTGAACAGGTGACGCAGTCCGATGCGATCGATCTCGTCGTCGAGGAGGCGCTTGACGCTGTCCTTGATCGATTTCTGGACCTCACGGGCGCAAAGGATGCGCTCTGGCTTGAGCCCGGCCTTAACGATCAACTCAGTTGCCACAGACCGCGATTTGCCACCCCCGCGACCCCCGTAGATCGCCTTGTAGCGCGACGGCTTTCTCAGCCGGTCTGCCCATCGCGGGAGGATAACGCGCCCCTCAGTCACGATATTCGACCACCAGGCCAGGCAGCGGGTTGTCCGGATCGGAGCCGATCAGCTGTCGGGCCTTGCCATAGCCGCGGTCGAATAACTCCTTAATCGCAGCGACGCGGGCGGCTTCGCTTTCGGCCTCTACGGCAAGACGTGCGAGTTCGACCATGGCGGCAGGGGCATGGACAGCCGCAAGCTTCTTGATGTCCGCTGTGGCCTTGTTTGGCGTCCCCGCGACCCGTCCGCCGCGACGTTCACCCGGTGCCGCGCCGCGCCGACTAGTTTTAACTACAGTAGTATCCGGACTCACTTGCCAGCCTTCAGCTTCTTGTTGGCCTTTGCCTTGAGCCTGGCGGCGGCGGCAGGCGACATGCGGCCGGCCTTAACTGCTTGAGTTGCGCGGGCTTTAGCGTTGGAGGCGCGTGCGGCGGTATCGACGGGGAATGTGCGGCCGGCGCCTGCGAACTGTGACTTGGGCAGGGCGTTGCGGCGGGTGGTGGTGAGTTTGGCCATCTAGCCGACCCTTGTGCCAAGACCGATGCCGCCACCGCCGAGGACGTTGAACAGGAAGACGGCGAGGAGGAGGATGAGGATTAGGGCGGTGAGCCAGTTCCACGGTGCGGGGAGGTAGGGGAACAGCCAGATGATGGCGGCGACGGCGAGGACGGCGAGGATGATGGTGGCGATGGTCATGCGACGTCCCCGGCGAGGCGGCTGCTCGACATGGGACGACGGTATTAGCCCTAAAAATCAGCGGATCTAGTAAGACAATTAGTCAGCGGTGTTTTGGTCGCCAGCCGTCTGCGAGGGCCTCGAGAGCGACTTCGGCGGTGCCCGGTATCTCGCGATCGCCGGCTTCCCACTTGCGTATCGTGCGGCCGTCTACGCGCAGCAGCGCAGCAAGCCCGGCCTGGGTCAAACCAAGCCGGGTCCGCGCTGCTTTCAGTTCAACGTTGGTCACGGGACCCCATCAGACGGCCGATGACGTTGCCGATTTTGTCGGTTACGGCGACGAGCAGGAAGGTTCCGACTGCCCCAATGACCCATCCAAGGATGAGAGCTTCAGCGGTGGTGATCATGTCACTCATCCGAAGATCATCGCCAGGACATTGAACCCAATCAGCGCGAAGACGGCCCAGCCGAGACCAACGCCACTTTCTAGCCATGCGCCGAAGATGACTAGGCCGAACAGCGCAATGATGACGCTTCCGGGAATGAACATGGCTCAGCCCTTCCTGCCAGCGCGGATGGTGACGAAGCGGCCGGCGCGATAATCGCGGGCGACGGAGGCGGTGGCGCTGCCGGCCCAGTAGGCGGCGAAGCTGTCATTGGTGGCGGCAACCGCCGCGTCATGCTCGGCGGCGCGGACGGTGGTGAGTTCATGGTTGGGCATGTCACATTCTCCCTTGTCAGGTGGGCGGAGGCCCGTTGGTTAGGCGGCGCGGAGTTCGTCGTAGAGGTCGCTGATCATCTGGTCGACAATCTCGGTGCCGGCGACCAGGCGGAACGCCTCGACCGGGTCCATGCCGTTGGCAATTTCGTTCATGATAAGCTGGCTGATTTTCTGCGTGACGGTCATTTGAGTTCTCCCGCTTCCGGTGGGCGTCTGCCCGTGGTCGATGTCCAAGCAATAGGCCCATTGGGCCGCATGGGTCAAGAACTATTTTGCGGCTGGGCGAAAATAAATTTCAGCCGATCCGTCCCATGCGCTTGAGGTCGTTGAGGATGCGGCGGGCGGAGTTGTAGTCGGAGATGCCGCAGCGCCTGGCGAGCTCGGCGAGGGAGATGCGTTCGCCGGCTTCGATGGCCTGGGTGTATTCGTGGAGGACGTCGAGGCGGCGCCTGGTCATCTGGAGGGGTGGCCGGCCGATGGTCATGGGGTCTCTCCTGCCGTAGTTATCAGGCTGGAATCTCGACGAATTGCCAGGTCAGATAATCGAGCGCGACGGATATGCCGTGCTGGTCGGTTTTCTGGCCTGGCAGGCCCTGGCGGACCTTGGTTACGTGCAGCTGGCCTTCGTTCGCCGATGGGTCCTTGCGGTGATAGGTCAGGCCGTAATGCGGCTTGTTCGCCCATGCCGCGGAACCTGAGATCTGGTAGAGTTTTGGGACCCCGGTGAAGCCCTTTTCCGGCTTGGCCGGATGCGCCACGACCCAGAAGGCGACCTGATAACGCTCGGCGAAACGTCGGAACAGGCGGAGCGCGCGGTTGGTATATTCGGTCTCGGTCTCGTCGCGGCGACGCTTGTGCTCGAGTTCGTTCCATGGGTCGAGGACGATCAGCTTGGCGCCGTGCTGCAGGACCGCGACCCGGCATCGCTCGATGAACCATTCCAGGTCCATCTCGTCGTCCTCGTCGACCGCCTGGTAGATCAGCGTGAGGTTGTCCTCGATCAGCGCGTCAGCGGCGCCGGGGCCAATGCGGCGGACCTCGTTCATCGGGCAACGCATGATGGCCTGGCGTAGGCTGTTGCGGAGGATGTCAACGTCGGTCTCGAACGACCCCATGCAGACGGGCACGTTGTTTTCGATCTGGGCGGCGACGATCGAGCTGAGGATGGTTGACTTGCCGATGTTGGCATAGCCGGTGAACACGGTGAGGGTGCCGGGGACGATGCGGAGATGTCCGTCGAGCATCTTGAGGCCGGTTGACCAGCTGGTCTTCTCCGCGCCTTCGGGGAAGTCGTCGATCCGGTACAGCCCCTTGACCGGATAGGGTTTTGCGCCGTTGACGATCTCGACGACTGCGGCATGGCCATGGGCCAGGGCGACCTCGTTCAGGTCCTTGCAGCCCTCGGGATATCTGACGAAGCGGCAGCGGTCGGCGCCGAGCAGCGCGACGAGGTCGGCGGCGAGGTTTCGGCCGGGCTGATCGCCGTCTGTCGCCAGGACGAAGGTCTGCACGCGATCGAGCGCGGCGATGTGCCGGTAGACGAACTCGTAGCGCTTGGCCTTTTCCGGCTCGTCAGTCTGCTGGCATGGGGCGCCGTTGGGGACTGACACGACATGGCGCAGGCCCGCCGTCATCGCCGCCAGCGCGTCCCATTCCCCCTCCGTGATGACGACTGGCGCGCCCGCCAATACCTCCGGATGGTCGAGGCAGTCCGCGTTCCACAGGCCGAGCGGTGCGCCCGTGTCCATCCGGTGCAGCTTCTCGCTGGTCAGCCGGTACTTGTGGTTGATGACTTCCCCGCGCTCCAGATACGGCACGGTCAGCCAGTAGCCGTCGCCGTCGTGCGTCGTCACCAGCCCAAGCTTCTCGGCGAGCTCTGGATTGATCCCTCTGGCCTCGATCCATGCCCTGTGTCGCTCGTGCATCGTCAGTAATCCCCTTGAAGCCGCAATTATGGCAGTTGAAGACAAAACCCGGGTCGAGCGCCGTGACGCTCATGCAGCGGTCGCGCTTGTTGCGCCGCTGGTCGGAACATGCCGGGCAGAGTTGCTTGCCGGCCCGGTCTGGTCGCCAGCCGGTCAGCATGGCGATTGCCATTCGTCATCGCTGGCCTTTCGGCGGAACCCGGCCTGGATGTAGGACACCGGGTCGATCGCGCCTGCCCGCTGCGCCGAGCCGAGCATCGCGATGACCTCCGGGACCCCCTGTTCCTTTTTCCATTTGCCGATGATCGAGCGGGCCGCGGTTTCTGTTTTTCCGGCGTGGGTCAGCAGGTCAATGCCGGCGTCAAACATGACCTTCTCGGCATCGGGAAAATGACCGTTCGGGCTGTTAGATTCTTTATCTAACAGAATAGTGGGAGTGGGGGTTGCAGCTTCGTTGACGTTTCGTTGCAACGGATCATCAACGGACGTTGACGATCGATTTAGCCTTTTCAATGCCTTAGCTTGTGCGCTGGCATTACCGGCTTTGATCTGCTGGATCTTCCGGCTTTGACAAAGCTGGAATTCATCTTGCAGCCTGGCCTGATGCCATGCGCCGTCTTTGATCGCGAAGAATTTAGCTAAAACCGGGCGTAGTTTCCGCCATTTGTCGGGCGTTGTTTTTGCGTATCTGGCCAGGAGCGCGTCATCGTCCGGCAGGCAGCATCCGCGCGATCGCCACGACACCATGAGGAGCAGCAGATAGGCCCCATGCTCGAACGTCGTCAGGTGGGTGGTGTCGGCCAGGTAGGCATCGGTCCAAAGGGGAAACGCGGGGAACTCTGCCATTACGCCGTCTCCAGCCCGTAAGCCTGGATGAGAAGCTCGGCATCGCTGTCGGTAATCATCCCGCGCTCGCGGGCATCCATGATCAATATCTTGCGCTCGTCCGCCGTGTCGCAGGCGTTGAGCATCGCCTGGAAGTCCATCATCGCCGCGGCGTGCTCGACGACCTCGCGGACGAGCTCACCGATCGGGCGCGCGTTCATCGCGTTCATGGCGTCCCTGCCCGGGGAAAGCCCCATTCGGTGAGCTTGGCGGCAAGCGAATCCTGGCTGCGAAAGACGCCGCAGGGATGACCCCAGCCGTGCAGCGCCTCGAGCCAGTCATGCTGCTCGGCGTCCAGCGCGCCCTTCGCCTTGACCTCGACGAACGCGATCCTGCCCGGCGCGAGGACCATCATGTCGGGAAAACCTTTGGACAAACCCTCCGCCCGGACCCGGCCGGCGGCCCAGCGGCTGCGCTTGCCGGCGTTCGGCACCGCGACGACGACACAGCCGGGGAACTGGCGCGCAACCCGGTCGCGGCATGACTTCTGGATCGCTATTTCGGACGCGCCCTCGTCGGCGACGCTCGGCAAGTCATAGTGATACGACCTGTCCGCCGCGGTGAGACGTGGCCGCCTCATCGCCCCCGCTCCCGCATCTTCGCCGCCAGCCGGATGATGATCTCGGCCTGCTCGCAGCTTTCATCACGCCAGTATTGCGCCAGGCCCAGCGCCTCCTGCTCGTCGCGCATGGCGCCGAGCGCCTCGCCTTTCCAGAAGTCGCGCTCGGCCTCGAGCCGGTGGCAGCGCCCGCGGTGCCAGTTCGCCAGCACCGTGCCGATCAGCCAGCCCGCCGCCAGCGCGAGCATGGGGAGGACGAGGATGATGGCCAGCGCGGTCATGCCGCCACCGCCGGGTCGAACTTGCCGACCTCGTTGCCCCAGACGTCCCAGCCCGCACGCTGCTCGCGCCCGAACAATTCTGCATATGGTCCGGCGTAGAGCGATTCCACGTCGCGGTGCAGATCGTCCGGCTTGCGGCTATGCTCGCGTGTCGCCGCAACAATCAGGTTGCGAACCGAACGCGACAACACCTTGGGCTTGCCGAGCGTGCCGAGCAGGTAGAACTCGGCGGCCGAGCGAAAGCAGTAGCCGGTACCGAATGCCCATTTTTCGCCGGTCGTCGATTGCTTTGCCCAGGCGCCAGCGGACTTGAACGTGAAGCCCCAAGCCGCCATCAACGCTATCGCGTCCGGCAGCATCGGCGCGGTCGCCCACATGACAAGAGCGCAGTCCGGCGCGGCAAGCTGGCTGACCGGCAGTGCGGCAATCGAATTGGGCGCCATGCAGGCGTAATGCGCGACCGGATTCTTCTCCTCGCCGGCTTTCGAATAGTTGCGAAAATACCAAGGCGGATCGGCGATGATCGCGCCATAGCCGAACATGCGAAGATCGCCGAAGGGCCATGCAGACGTCATGCCGCAGCCTCGCCCTGCCCTGGCTGCCGCCTGCGTCGCTTCGGGCGGTCATGCTCGAAGGTGATCGGGCAATCGCCCAGCCAGGCAATCGGCCTGACCCAGCGCAACGGCGTGCGGACGACATGGCAGGCCCGGCCCGATGCCGCGCTTGCGAGGATGATCACGGGCGCGTTCATGCCGGCCACCGCCTCATGCAGATCGCGACGGCATGGGCGGCATTGCGCGCGCCCAGTTTCGCATAAGCGTTGTGCTTGTGGACATCGACCGTCTTGGGCTGACAGCCGAGCTCCTTGGCGATCTCGGCGGTGGACAGTCCTTCGGCGAGACAGTCGATCACCGCGCTCTCGCGGGGACTCAACTGCCGGCGCGTATTGGGCCGGGGAAATTCAACCGTAGCGGCGGGCACCGTCTCGGCGGACGCCGCTTCGATCCGCTCGGCTGCGGCAACCACATCGCGAGCGATCCGGGGCGTGCCATTGATTTCGTCGGGGCCGCTCATGCAGCCTGCTCCTGTTCGGCCGCCCCGAGCGCCTCGACCATCAGGATGCGCTGGCCGATCCACCTAACTACCGGCACCGCCATCGAATTGCCGAGGCATTTGTAGCGCGGCCCGTCGGCCATCATCCCGCCGCGGTAGGGCACCAGCGTGTAGTCGTCGGGGAACCCCTGCAGCCGCTCGCATTCGCGCGGGGTGAGACGGCGCACAGCGGTGCTGGGCATCACCATCGTCACCGTGCTGTTCTCCAGCTGACCGGGAACGCGGGCACGCAGCGGGGTGTGAACGTCGGTCTCCCTGGCGACCTCGGAGGCCGGCAGACCGAGGACGTCGAACGCGACATAGCAAGTCTGCTTCATGCCAGGCTCGGCGGCCAGCGCGCCGTCCGTCTGGCCGTCCCCGCCGTGGAGGCGAACCTCGTCGCGGCTGTTCTGGGCGAACGCCACCGCCGGCGGATGCGCCCCGGCCGCCAGCGGGTGGCACGGATCACCGGGCCTCGGGTTGCTGTAATTCTCCGCGCTGGTGATCTGGGTGGTGTCGAACGCGAGGTAGCTGCGGCTCGACCCGCCCGAGGCGGCGCGCATCGCGGCGAGATTGTCGGGGTCCGCTTCCGGCTGCGCGCCGCCCTCCCGGCCGCGCAGATTGAACGCGATCATGCCGGGATCGCCGTTTCGGCCGGTCACCGGCTGGGCGATGTCCTCGCGCGTGATGATGTCCGACGCGCCGCCGGTGAACGACACCGGCTGCAACACGACATTGCCGCCTTGGTTCGTGGCATACCCGCCGCAAGAGTCGATCGTGCGGGCGACCTCGACTGGATCGGCTACATTCGCCGCTCCATTGCCCACCATTGCCGTGCTGTATTCGGCGTGAACTCGGTAAGCCACCGGCACCAGCGGCGTCCCGCGCCCGGTGCCGTCCTCGCTGGCGTCGAAGCCCTCGGCGCGCAGCGAATGGGCGACGGCCACGATGGCTTCTGACCCATTGCCAGCGTTACCATTGCCGCCAACGCCCGCCTGGAGCGTCGCCGCCACTTCACCACAGCGCCCCGTCGCGACCAGCGTCGTGTCTTCGTTCGGGCATTGGGTGGACGAGCGGCTCGCGGTCAGTGACGTGGCGATCAGCGTCTGGCCTTCATCCATCGTCGTGTTGATGCCCTTGTGCATCCGCCGGGTCAGGCAGTTGGCGATGTCCTGGACGATCAGGTTGTCGGCGGTGTCGGCGTCGAGCCTGTACCCGCTACCTCTGTCAGAGCCTGCAGCAATTGGGACGGCAGCTCTTTGTCCCGGCTGGCGGCGCGGCGGAGAATGCCCCTGCAGGCTGTGGCGCTCAAATAATACCGCCGCGGCACGTCGCCAGTCTCCAAGATATCCGACAGCGAAGACGCGACGCCGGCGCTGGGGAACTCCAAAGTGTTGAGCGTCAAGCACTCGGTAGGCGACGCCATAGCCGAGTTCGACCATGCCCCCGAGTATGGCACCAAAATCCCGTCCTCCGTCCGATGACAGGACACCGGGGACGTTCTCCCAGACCAGCCACTTGGGCCTTTTTCGTTGAGCAAGCCGAAGATATGCGAGGGCCAGATTGCCACGGTCGTCTGCCAGGCCACCTCTGAGGCCCGCGACGCTGAAGGACTGGCAGGGGGTTCCGCCGACCAGAAGGTCAATTGCTCCATATTCGTCGCCCCCGATCGTGGTGAAATCGCCGTGCAGCGGCACGCCCGGCCAGCGATGGGCGAGAACCGCCCGCGCCGCCGGCTCGATCTCGCTGAAGAAGGCGGGAATGAACCCGAGATCGTGCCAGGCCACCGTGACCGCCTCGATGCCGGAACAGACCGAGCCATAGCGGATCATGGCCGCGACCCCCGGATCGTCCGGCAGCGCTCGATCCACGCGCCGGTCGCGGCATGGAGCTCGCGCGCCAAAGCCTCGCCCTTGACGCAGGTCTGGTGATCGCGGCCGGGGTTTTCGGCGATGAACAAGGCGAACCGGGCAAGCGCCGTGGCGAGATCGCCGAACGCGGTCGCCGGCTCGGCCAGGACGATCCGCGCGCCGTAGAGTGCGACGACATCGTCCAGCGCGCCCGGCTCGACCGACAGCAGGTCGAACGGCATCTTGGCATTGGTCTCGCCGCCGGTCAGGATATTGCCGAGCGCCTTCTTCGACAGGTCGACCGCTGCTGCGACCTCGCGCGGGGAGGTGCGCGCACAGGCCCGCTGGATGCCTTGCCGCAGCGCGTCATAGAAATCCTCGTGCCGGGGCGTCCGGCTCACGGCAGGGAAGCCGACTGCTCAACCGCAGCCGAAAATGGAAACCGACTGCCAGCCAGCCCGGCTAGCCATGAGGCATGGCCAGGGGAGTGTTCTTGGACGATGTGCCGAAGGTGAGGATCATCGACGGGCTGGTACACGTCAAAAGTTCCGGGACCGAGTATGTCATGCTGCCGAGCGTATTTCGGAAGTACATGGAGAAAGGGCGGCGAGTGCTCGATCAGTGGGAACAGCGCCCACCCGTTATCGTGCCCCTCAAGAAAACGACCATCAAGAAAACGCCCGTCAAGAGCGCGCGTGCCGAGTAGCGCGGTCACGCTGCCCGATCCTCGAACCGCTCCAACACGTCGATCTCGGCGTCTGTCGCAGTGGCGATCGGGCCAATCTTGGCGCCGGTCTTTCGATAGGCGGCTATTGCCAGCGCCCTCGTCCACGGACGGACGCCGCTCTTGAGCAAGCTAGCATACGCCGGACTGATGTTGAGCAGCTTGGAGAGTTCTGTGGGGCTGGTCGGCAGCATGGCGACGGATGTTACAGTCCGTAACAATGGAACGCAAGACCTGATTTACAGTCTGTCCAAGGATTGTCTCGCCGCCCTTTCCTACAATGTAGCGATGGCGAACAAGAACGGCGGCCCGAACAATCTGCGCGCATGGCGTGAACATCGCCGCATGTCGCAAGAGGAGCTGGCCGAGAAGATCGGCACCACTGCGGGCATGATCAGCCACCTCGAAACCGGCGAACGCGGCCTTTCCGCCAAATGGCTGCGGCGTCTCGCCGCCGCGCTCAACACCACGCCGGGCCATGTACTCGATCTCGACCTGCGGAACATGGACGCCGAAGTGTTCGACTTCTGGGATCGCGCCAGCCAGGCACAGAGGCGCACGATCGTCGAAGTGACCCGCGCCATCGTGCGCGACGGGACCGCCGCCTAGCCACCCAGCAATTCTACGGTGTGCAAACCCTCGCCGAAAAATAATGGCTGTCGTTGTTACAATCTGTATTGACGAGCCCTGTTACAGTCTGTAATGTCCTCCCCACACCGCCAAACGGCAGGCGGAATGGAGGCAGACGATGACGACCTGGCACCTCGGACCCCAGACCCGCGAGGCGAAGCTGGCCGCGATGGAGGCTCGCATCAAGGCCGCCTGCGACCACGTCGCCGCCGAGGCGATCAACCCACGCAACCCGGTCATGCGCGAGTTCAACCGCCTCAGCGCCGAAGCGCGACGCGATGGCTGCAACCTCGACCTGGCGGGCGGGCTGGAGCTCGCGCGGCGTCTCGCCGGGCTGGCCGACAGCCTGGAGCAGACGAGCACCGCGGCAGACCGCGAGGCCGACGCGATGCGCGCCCGCTGGCAGGCCAATTCCGAAGCCTATTTCGCCAAGCGCGATCAGGATCTGGCAGCATGACCCACGAACTCGAAGCCGAGTGCCGCGCCTGCAATGGCGAAGGCGTTGTGGACCGGCTGCATCTGCGACCACAGCTGATCGAATGCGAGGAATGCGGCGGCACCGGCTGGATCAAGTGCGGCAGCGGCCTCGACTGTCCCTTCCCCGCGCATTGCTACTGCGAGGCGGCGTTTGAACGCCAGCAGGCCGACAACGCCAGCGAGCCGCCGATGACGGCGGATGACCGGCACCAGCAGGCATGGCGCGAGCGTCAGGCCCTTCGCGGAGGCTACCCACTGTGAAATACGACCCCCTTCCCATCGACCTTCCCGACGTCGCGGACGACTATTCCGCCGACACGGGCGTCAACCTCTTCCATGGGCTGCTTAACGGGCTGGTGATCGTCGGGCTGTTCGCGGTGGTGTTCGTGGCCTTCGCCGTGGTGACGGGATGAGGGAAGCAGAAGCCCTGCTCGCTGCGTATGCGGCCCTGGAACCACAGGCCAATGCTTTGGAGAACGCTTCCGACAATGGCGGCATCTCATGGGAGACCCACACGAGCCTGTCCATCGCGATCAGCCTCAAGCGCATCGCCGACTTGCTTGAGCAGAGGTTAGAAGCATGACCGAGCGCGTCACCCAGATGGGCCAGAGCGTGCCGCTGGACGCCTACATCCGCAACCTTCGCATGATGGCGCGACTGACGCCATTCCCCGGCACGCGGGCGTTTTACCGTCAGCTCACCCGCACCGTGATCGCCGATTATCGCAAGCAGATGGCCGAGCGGGCAGCACATCGGAGGGCTGCGTGACCATCACGATCCCGGCCTGGCTGCTCTGGACACTCATCATCTCCGGCTTTGCCGTCACCAGTTCTATCAGGGAGGAAGACTGGAAATGACCCCGAGATATGACATCACCACAATCCAGGTCAAAGCCATCGCTGATATGTTGCGGGACGAAGAGGACGACATCCTCCTAGCCGACATGCTCGAATCTGAAACCGACCTCCACCCGATGCTCGAAAAGCTCCTGTGGTGGATCGAGCAGGACGAGGGCAACGCCGCGGCGCTGAAAGCACAGATCGACGACCGCACCGAGCGCAAGCGGCGGTTCGAGGCGCGCATAGCCGCCAAGCGCGACGCGGTGACGGCGCTGCTTGACTGCGCCGGCCTTGATAAGATCACGCTACCAGAGGCCACTTTGTCGGTGCGCCAACTGCCCGCCAAGCTGGCCGTGACAGACCCCGCGGCGGTCCCCGAGGAGTTCACCGTCTCGGTTCCCAGGCCGAACCTCGACGCGATCAAGGCCCATTTCAACCCGGCCGATCCGGTGCTGCCTAACTGGCTGAGATTGGACCCGCCCAAGCCCTCACTTACGATCCGCCGCAAGTGACCATAACAAAGGAATTCATGCCATGAACCTTCCCGCCGTAATCGACAATTCGCAGCGCAATATCGAGATCTGGCGGGCCAGCACCGACGCCGCCAGCCTGTGCAAGGAAGTCGTCATCAAGCGCGCCATCAAGCTGCAGGGCAAACGCTACGTGCCCGTCGAGGGCTGGCAGGCCATCGCTCTTGCCCATGGCTGCGTTGCGAGCGCCGAGAACGTCCACCCGGCCGAGGGCGGCATTGCCGCGGAAGGCGTCATCCGCCGCATGGCCGATGGCGTCGAGATTGCCAGGGCAGAAGGCTTTGTCGGCGACGATGAAAAGACCTGGGCCAGCCGCCCGATGTTCGCGCGGCGCGGCATGGCGCAGACCCGGGCGATCAGCCGCGCCTGTCGATCGGCCTTCGCCCACGTCGTCGTCATGATGGATGTCGGGCTCGAGACGACGCCCTATGAGGAAATGCAGGGCGTCTACGACCAGGGCGGCGCCCAGCCGATGTCCGAGGCGAAGCCCGGCGCGATGACGCGCCAGGAAGCATATGACCAGCCGTCGCTAGCGATCCCGGAGGCCATCCCAGAGGCCAGCGAAAGCCTGAGGCAGCTGCGCCGGACGCTCGCCGAATGCACGTCCGAGCAGGAGTGTAAGGCCTGGCTCAAGAAGCAGATCGACGCGATCAACATGCTCGACGAGGATGAGCGTGGCCCGCTCGAGCGCGAATATGTCGCGATCAAGGCCGGCTTCGCAGAAGTCTCGATGATCGCCGCGTAATGAACCGCGCCGATGCCCTCGAAGCGCTATCCCGCAAGCGTCCGTTGACCGCCGAGGAGGTCGATCAGCTGTGGCGCGAGGTTCGGCTCGAGCGGCTTAGGGCTCACCCGTCCCAGACGCCCGAGGGCAAGCGCGCCCGCTATGCGAAATGCAGAGACGTGATCAACGCGAGGAAGCGCGAGCGCTGGGCGAACGACCCGGAATGGCGCGAGCTCAAGCGGGCCAGGGACAAGGCGTGGTACGAACGGAACAAGGCGCGGTGAGAAACTCGCTGACAGACGAGGAACGCCTGGCGTCGGCCCTGGAAGCGCTGGAAGCGGCGTTGGAAGCGGCCGGCGAGGCACGGGCTACGGCGGAGGCGATGGACGAGCGCCGCCGGCAGGTCCGCGCCGCCCTGATCGTCAAGTATCGCACGGCGGGCAAAGCGGTCGGCGAGGCCGCGGAATTCGCCATGGCCGATCCCGTCTACAGCGAGGCGGCGAAC